AGGCGGAGACGTCTATAATCTAATTTCAGGACCCATTTTCTGGGAACTGACCAAACGGCTTAGCGGCTGTTACGACCGCATGGACGGTCCGCACCGCTTTCGAATGCCCTACGGGAGGACGCCCGAACAATACGTCCCTTTTTTGAACGAGACTGCCGGTGGTGAGTTTTTGGAGGCTGACTTCAGTGCCAACGATATGAAGCAGCCTCAGGATGTTATGCGCCTCGAGATGATGTTGATGAGGCGCCTCGGCTGCCCGGAGTGGTTCGTTCGTCTTCACGCAACCACGAACCTTTTCCGGGTGCGCAGCCGGGAACACGGCATTTCTGCCGAGCTCGAGCACCAGCTGGCGACTGGCGCCACCGACACTACTTTCCGCAACACGTTCTGGAGCAGTTGCATATTATATACTTTTTTGTTGAAGGAGAAGAGCACTGGTAGCCGAGCTTTACTGCTCGGTGACGACATGACGGCCCGCATCCTCGGGCTTAAACGGCACGCTGCGAAACGCTATGTTGGCATAGCGGCAGAAGCAAGGATGGAAGCAAAGGTCTCTCGACACCGCTTCCTCGTCGACTGTAGTTTTCTGAGCAAGAGCTTTGTACCTCGGAGAACCGGAAACCACGTTCCTGTGCCTCTCATTGGAAAGGCACTAGCACGGTTTAACACCCGTGCGAACCGGAACGACGCGGTCACCAACGACGCATACTTTGCTGCGAAGGCCCTTGGCTATTCGTACGAGTTCCGTTTTGTCCCCTCTTTGCGTGACGTTTTTCTTGATCGGGCTAATTACCATTTGCCTCGGGCCCTGGCCCAGAAACACACCATGAAAATGGTGGCGAATGAAGACGTCCTATCTTGGACTTCCAAAATGGCGGGAGTGACCCTCTCGAACATTGCGGCCAAGATAGTCGTACCCGATTGTGAAACGGCGTCTTACGCTGATTTTCATACTTTCGTCGAGCACCGTTACAACATGTCTGGGACTGAGATGATCACCCTGGCGGAGGATCTAGTTCTAACTGTTGGCGGCGCGTTTAACCATTACGATGGCCCACACCTTGCGGCGTTGGCCCGGGATTTTGTCTAAGGTTTAGTCAAGTGGCAGCTCTGGGTTGTCCTGCCACACTTCACCGACTCACCCGGACCAACGTCCGTAAGGTCGACT